TCAACACATAGAAGATCGAGAAGAGCGGTGGTTAAAAGGGTGGAGACCTGACAAAGATACTACTTAAGGATAAAAGAGGAATTTATAATGGCAACAGTTTATGAAATTGTACAAGGATTAGCACAAGCAGCCGCTAACTCATATGACGGTGCGCTGGGTGAGGATTGCGAACCGGACAAGCCCGGAATTCTCCGCAGAGAAGAAGGCGATGCTCTGATCGACCAGCGCGTGATGGACGGCTTTAATGTGAAGTTTGCCGGAAATAGAATGGTCCTCAGCTATCAATCAGAAGTTCAGCTTAAAGAAGTTATCGCCGGCGGATTTGAAGGGGAAATCGATCAGCGCCTCGCAGACATCGTAGGATGGCTTAAGAAAGAATATAAGAAAATCACCGGCGACTCCGTGACACTGACCGAAGAGGGAGAGGTGGATGTTCTTGTACAGAATACTTCGCGTGTTCGTACTTGGGTCCAGGCTCACAAAACCTATAAGATTGGCGGCTTGGCAGAAGATATGGAAGTACGCCGCAGAGGGGAGCCAGTTGTTGAAAAAAGTTGGAAGACTTTCTTGGATCAGGGAGGCTGGAAAGGCAAGCGTCCGAAGAATGATACAAGGAAGAAAGAATCATGAAAATTTCTATTGGGCGCCTCAAAGAGATTATTATGGAAGAAGTGGCAAACGCCGCCGCTGTAGAAGAATCGCAACCTGCCCGGGCAACGCCAGAAGCGTTGCCCCCAGAAGGCGCCCCCCCAGAAGGCCCGCCACCACCAAAGCCGGGCCTCTTGAAATTCTTGGCAGATCTTTTCGGACCTATCGACCCAGATGATGCCGAGACAATTACTTCACTAGCTAGCGACATACAAGCTCGTGAGTTTGAAAAGTACGGCTTTGCGCCCCCGTCAGAAACAGGTGCCTTTGAAGAATCGCTTAATATAGAAATCGTAGATGATGAATGAGCTTTCAATTAGACAAACAAAAACGAATCAAAGAGATATTAAAGTGTGGAAAGGATCCATCTTATTTTCTTAAAACATATGCGCGCATCTCCCATCCCATGCATGGGCTAATATTGTTTGATACATATGATTTCCAAGACAACCTTCTTAAAGATTTTAATGATTATCGCTTTAATGTTGTTTTAAAAGCCAGACAACTTGGAATCTCTACCATTACTGCCGGATATGTTGTATGGATGATGCTATTTCATCGTGACAAGGCTATTTTGGTTATGGCCACCAAGTTTGCGACGGCCGGCAATCTCGTCAAAAAGGTTAAAGGCATTATGCGCCAACTCCCAGATTGGTTAAAGATCGCCACTATTAGTGTAGACAATCGCACTTCATTCGAACTTTCTAATGGTTCCTCGATTAAGGCCGCTTCTACTTCCGGTGATGCCGGCCGTTCAGAAGCCCTGTCCTTATTGGTGCTTGACGAGGCAGCCCATATCGAAAACTTAGAAGAACTGTGGACTGGCCTCTACCCCACATTGTCAACGGGTGGCCGCTGTATTGCGCTGTCAACACCAAACGGTGTCGGAAACTGGTTCCATAAAACGTGCTCAGATTCGGAGACCGGCCTCAACAACTTTAATCTTACTACTTTACCGTGGGATGTGCACCCAGAAAGAGACGAACAGTGGTACAAGAAAGAAACTCAAAATATGTCCAAACGCCAAATTGCGCAAGAACTTCAATGCAATTTCAACACTTCCGGCGAAACAGTTATTGATTCTGACTGTATGGAATATTTGTTATCAATGGTTAAAGAACCCAAGCACCGCACAGGCTTTGATCGTAACTTTTGGATTTGGGAAGAGTTTGATCCTACTTGCAATTATCTGATAGTCGCTGATGTATCAAGAGGTGACGGCGCCGATTATTCCGCTTTTCACGTATTAAAGATAGAAACACTTGAAATCATTGGAGAATATCAAGGAAAGCTCACCCCCGACTTATTTGCAAACATGTTAAATCAAGTAGGTAGAGAGTTTGGAAACGCGATGATGGTAGTAGAAAATAATAATATTGGTTATACAGTACTTGACAAACTCATAGAATACGGTTATCCTACTTTGTATTACTCTATAAAGTCAACGCATGAATATATTGAACAGCANCAAGCAGAAGCNCNCNCCAACTCGGTGGCCGGCTTTTCAACTACAATGAAGACGCGCCCTCTTATAGTTGCGAAATTGGAGGAGTTTATCAGAAATAAACTAATTAAAGTGTACTCTTCACGCATTACAAACGAAATGAAAACTTTTATTTGGAAAAATGGAAANCCACAAGCGATGAAAGGCTATAATGATGATTTGATCATGGCTCTTGCAATTACATGCTGGGTAAGAGACACAGCATTACAAGCAAATGCCCGCGATTTAAATTATCAAAAGGCCTTTGTCAACGCAATTGTCACCACGAAAACAACAATGAATACTCGAATTGTAGGCCAGGAGGGCTATAAAAAAGATAACGCATTCGATAAACAAATGACAGACGCAGAAAAACTTTATGAGCAATATAAATGGATTATTAAGTGAGAAATTAAATGGCCGCACCATACAATAAAAACCCCGCAAATCAGCAAACAACCTTATTCAANGCTCTAACAAGATTGTTCTCCGGACCAATTGTTAGTTATCGTTCGCAATCCGGCCGACGAATCAGAAGACAACATTTAGATAAGTTTTCTTCTCGATTTAAATCTGCGTCGGGACANCAGTTTAAGAAGACTCTTTATAACCCTCTTGACATTGTTGCGACCAACGCAATTTCAAACCAGCGTCGTTCTGAGCGCTATGTTGATTTTGATCAAATGGAGTATATGCCCGAGATTGCATCCACCATGGATATCTATGCAGATGAGATGACAACCTATTCACAGTTGCGTCCGATGCTTAATATCAAATGCGCCAATGAAGAACTTCGCGCTGTCCTTGCTGTACTGTTTGATAATATATTAAACCTGCCATATAATCTATTTGGTTGGAGTCGCACAATGTGCAAATATGGTGACTTCTTTTTGTATCTCGATGTAGACGACAAATATGGTGTGCAGTCAGTCATCGCGCTTCCTGCCCAAGAAATTGAAAGACTTGAAGGGGGCGACTCGACAAATCCAAACTACATCCAATTTCAATGGAACTCTGCAGGAATGACTTTTGAGAACTGGCAAATCGCCCATTTCCGTATCTTAGGAAATGATAAGTATGCTCCATATGGTACTTCTATTTTAGAGGCAGCACGCCGCATCTGGCGCCAGCTAACGCTTATGGAAGACGCTATGATGGCATACCGCGTTATCCGCTCCTCCGAACGTCGTGTCTTTAAGATCGACGTCGGCGCAATCCCGCCACAGGATGTAGAACAATATATGCAGAAAGTCGTAACGCAGCTTAAGCGACACTCCGTAGTAGATCCCGATACAGGAAAGGTCGATCTGCGCTACAATCCAATGAGCATCGAAGAAGATTACTTTATTCCCGTGCGTGCTGGATCTGCCACAGAAATCCAATCGCTCGCCGGCGCTGCAAACATTACAGCGATTGATGATATCAAGTATTTACGCGACAAGCTTTTCTCTGCGCTTAAGATTCCTCAATCCTATCTCACGATGGGAGAGGGAGCCGAAGAAGATAAGACCACCCTAGCACAGAAAGACATTCGTTTTGCAAGAACTATCCAGAGATTACAACGGGTCATTATCGCAGAGCTTACAAAGATCGGTATCATCCATCTCTACACNCTAGGCTTCAGAGGCGATGACTTATTAAGCTTTAGCTTAACACTCAACAATCCTTCNAAGATCGCAGAGCTTCAAGAAATCGAGACCTGGAAGCAGAAGTTTGATATTGCAGGAGCCGCCACAGAAGGCTATTTCTCGCGCCGTTGGGTTACAGAGCACATTTTTGGAATGTCCCACGAAGAATTTATACGCAATCAGCGTGAGATGTATTATGATCGCAAGCACGATGCATCGCTCCAAGCGGTCGCTGAAGCTGCAGCAGCCGGCGGCGCTGGCATGGGCATGGAAGGCGACCTTGGGGGCGACCTTGGAGGCGACCTTGGAGGAGATCTCGGAGGAGATCTCGGAGGCCCTGAAGAAATGCCCGCCGGCGAAGCTGGAGCACCACCAGCCGGCGAAGAGCCTGAGTCAGCGCTGCTTGCTGCGCCGCCAGGAACTCGTACAGATAAAAGAACGCGTTATCACCAAGGGCCCAATAGCCATAGCCCAGCGCCATATAAACCTGTCGCGCGCGACAAACGCCGCGGCTCGGGCCCTCGATCTCGTAAAATGAAGGCGGATGGAGG